GGAAAACCAAAAAATTTATTGATGAGGTTTTTCAGTATGGGGTTAACGAAGCCAAATGGAAAGCTGCTTTTGAATTTTGCCAGGATCGTAATATGAAGTTTATGATACTAACTGAAAAGGATTTAGGAATCGCAAATGGCTGATAGTATTTTTAAACAAGTTAGAATGCAGGCCGGTAGTGAAGATAAGGCAGTTAAATGGTATAGAAAAACTGTATTAAACTTATCCTCAGGAATAACAGGTGAACAACTAATTAGAGGACAAAGACTCTCTAGTGTTGTTATGCCGGGGTATATGTATATGTTTTTATATGACCCAAAATATAAAGCAGTCTTACCTTATTATGATACAGTTCCATTAGTTCTGCCCTTTAGTATGACCGCCGACGGATTTATAGGCATCAACCTACATTATCTTCCCTATGGTGCAAGATTTAAATTACTTGGAGAATTAAAAAATCTCGCAATAGACAAGCGGGTAAATGAAAATACTAAAATTAAAATATCATGGCAAATACTAAATAGTTCATCCAGATATTTAGCTGCCACTGCTTGCGTAAAGCGTTATTTAAATTCTCATCTTAGAAGTAGATTTTTAAAGGTTAACTACGAAGATTGGGAAACTGCTGCCGCATTGCCAGTAGAAGGATTTAAAAATAATCCGATGGGCAAAGTTTGGAGAGATGTTAAAAGAAAACACGGATATCGATAATGGCAAATTTTTCCATAGACAATTTTCAAACTGAAGTTAGAACTAAAGGTTTAGCTAGGCCTAATCGGTTTGAAATTTCTTTCCCTGTACCAAAGGGGCTACTTAATAGTTCAGAAAGAGCAGACCCCAGAGTAATTAGTTTGTTTTGCGAATCTGCAAATCTTCCTTCGAAAAACATAGGAGTGAAGCAACAAAGAATTTATGGTCCATCCTACCCTAGACCCTTTAGTGCGGAATATGGAGGAGAAGGAATAACTTTGACTTTTCTAGTAGATAGGGATATGGATGTCAAAGGATTTTTTGATTCTTGGATGAATATTATTGTAGATCCTTTTCAATATTTTATACATTATCCCGATAATTATACTGTGCCTATTTTGATACAACAACTAGATGAGAACGATGATCCTACATATTCTGTAACTTTAGAAGATGCGTTTCCAAGAAGTCTTGCCTTAATGGAATTAAACAATACCGCACAAAATAGTGTACATAAACTAAATGTTACCTTCGTATATAGAAGATGGTTTGCATATCACAGATTACCGAATGGACTTAGATATCCTGAGGTCTGGGAGCAAAGTACTACTAATCCATCTAATCCTTTACAAAAATTAGTAATAGTAGATGAAGGAAACAAAGATACATCTGCGTCTGTACGAGCAACTGCTCCTATAGTGCCGAATTCTATTCCGAATAACAGAAATACGACCTCCGCATTAGACACTCTACCTAAAGAATTTATAGATGCAAATACTAATGTGGTTGAAGAAGATGAAGAGGAGGAAGATGAAGACGATGTAAGTGTATCTGAAAGTTTACCTGAACAATACATAGAAGCAAACACTGATTAAACCTAATGACAACTTGAGGAAATAATATGGCCTTACCTAAACTTGAAACACCAACCTATGAATTGATTTTACCTTCAACCGGAGAAAAAGTAAAATATAGACCGTTCTTAGTCAAAGAATATAAAATTCTTTTAACTGCCTTAGAAGCAGACACTGAGGAAATCTATAAAATTGTTTCTGATCTTGTAGATGTATGTACCTTTAATAAACTAAAGGTTCAGGATTTACCAAACTTCGACATAGAATATTTGTTTATTCATATCAGAGCAAAATCTGTAGGGGAAAAGACATCTCTATCCTTAGAATGTACTAATTGTCAGAGCAAAGTAGATTTTGAATTAGATATAACTAAAGCAGAAGTTAAAAAACATCCAGATCATGTCACTAGAATATTAATTACGGATAATATAGGTCTCGAAATGAGATATCCTATTTTTAGCGAAATTGTAGACATCTATGAAAATTTCAAATCTGAAAATGTAGTGGAATTATTATCCTCTTGTATAAAAACAGTCTTCACCGATGAGGAACAGTATACAGATTATACAAAAGAAGAATTAATAGATTTCGTAAATGCCTTTTCGAGATCTCAGTTTGAAAAGCTTGAGCAATTCTTTATAACTATGCCAAAGATTGCGCAAAAAGTAGAACAAGAATGTAATAAGTGTGGGACTAAAAATGAGGTAAATTTAGAGGGCCTGCAAAATTTTTTCGTTTAACTCTTTCTCACGAAGGTCTTCTTAACTATTATAAGTTAAATTTTTCGCTAATGAATAACCATAATTATTCGTTATCTGAAATAGAAAATATGTTACCGTGGGAAAGAGAGATATATGTGTCAATGCTCATAGATCAAATTAACGAACAAAATGAAAAATTAAAACAAAAAGCACTAAAGGGATAATCCATGGCTTTACCTAAAGATCAACTAAATGCAGTTGATAGAAGTATCATAGATAACTTAAACGCTCAAAGCGAAAATATTAAAAATCAATCTAAGATTTTACATAAGTTATCTGATGAAATACTTAATCAGAGAAGACAGTTTTCTTCCAATAAATCCTCCAATGCTCAGATGCAAAAAGAGATGTTTAAATTGGGAAGCGGAATATCCGACATTAAAAATTACTTAATGGGTGCTTCTAAATCTAAAAGTACAGTAGGTGATCCAAAAAATCAGGGTACGGATAGAAGATTTTTTACTAATCTATTTACCAAAGTATTTGGTCCTTCTAGATATCAGCTGCAAATGCTAGATGAACTATCTAGCATAAGATCACTTGCAGAAAGACAATCTAGAAGTTTAGACTATATTGCAGAAAATATTGGAAACATTAGAAGAGAAGGAAACAAAGAAACTTTACCAAATATTCAGGATGGCGGCGATGGTGACAGCGGCGGCGGAATTTTGGGAAAAATTTTTAAAGGTGCACTTTCAGGATTTGGAAAAATTCTTTTAGCTGGACTTGTTGGGGCAGTTTCACTTTTATCCGCAGGATTAACAAATTCTATAAGGCAAGTTTTTAATGTAATAAGCGAAATGTGGGGAAGTCTAAAAGAATTAGTTAGCTTCTTAAAGAAACTTTTTCCCTTTGGTACCGGCGGGGGAGTTCCGGCAGGTGGAGTCCCTGGAGGCAGTAATCGCCCTGGTGGAGTGGTAGGTGTTCCCCCTATGGGTCAATCTGAGCCTGGAAGATCCGGTGGAGGTATGTCTCCAAATGATCCGAATAAAAGATTGTCTGGTCCTAATCAAAGATTACTTCCGCCGCCGGATCAAAGAGGAGCACCTTTCGATCCTAATTACAAATCAAAATTTCCTTGGAACGAAGGTAAGTACGGTCCTAGAGTAGTAGATGCAGAAAATGTTAGATCTTCTGGCGCAGGGCGCTTTCCGAGATTCACTCCTGGGGGCAGAGGCGCCATATATGGATTTTTAGCATCTTTAGGTTTAGCAGGATATCTTGGAACCCAAGAGGGCGAAATGTTTGCTGATGATGGGTTAGATAAAGCATTAAAGAATCCTGAGATAGAAAAGATAAAGGCAGAAAGATCTAAATACGTTACAAAAGAACAAGAATTTGTCGATAAAATTACTAGCAAAGGATTTAAAGATTCTGATCTTATTAATGATCCTGAAAATCCTACTGGTTTAATCACTATAAGGCAACTAAAACAAAGATTAAGAAATAAATTAGCTACAGAAGAAGAAAAGAAAAAGTTTGACGAGGATCTAAGGATTGCGGAGCAAAAACGCTTAGACGCTTTAGAAAAAGAATTAAAATGGATGGAAGAAGGAACCTCGAATCAAAAAGACTTTAATAAAATCTTAGAAAACACTGCAGAACAATTAGATAAATTTGGAGACTTTTTACAAGAGAATTTTAAATTTGATTCTAAAAAATTTATAGACTTTTTAAATGAACTAGGGGCTATACAAATACAAGGACAAAAGATAAATCTTTTACCTGGTCTCGGTGACGCATCTCAAAAGACTTTAGCAGATACTATTAAACTAAGTGAAGAATTAGGAGACTATGTTAAAGAAAAAGTAATGCCTCCGACAATTATCAATAATAACAGCGGAAACGTAATTGATAATTCTACTAAGGGACAATCTTCGGGAGGATTTCCATCATTTAGAATAGCCCCAACAGATCAAGATATATTAAATCGTTTAAAAATGACCAAATAAAATCCCGCCGAAGCGGGATTTTTTAATCTTCTGCTAACTTAGAAAAGTAGGATAAAGACTCATCGTCATCATCAAAATCTACTTCTTTAGGTGGTGCCTTCTCTACCTTTTTAGCAGGAACTGCAGCAGCCTTAGTTTCAGGCTCACTAAAAGACTCCTCATCTAAATCAATATTTTCAGCTTTTCTTGTTGAAGCTAAGCCTCCGGCAAATCCCATAACCATATCAAATTTTTTCTTCAAGTCGTCATATGATTTAAAATGCTTTTCTTCTAGGAACTGCAATAAAGAATGTTGCTTTTCCCAGATAGCTTCAATTTCAGAATCATCTTCAAAAATAGGACTAGGCGATTCGAATTCGGACTTATCATAATTACGATAGCCTTCGACATTACGAATCTTTAGTTTAAAGTTCGCGCCTTCCCAGAAATCAAATACATTAATTGGTTTTTCATCTTCAAATTGCGGGTCAGCTAAATCTTTAATCTTATCCCAGATTTTTTTGCCGAACTTATAAAGAAATACTTTGCCCTCATTTTCAGGATGCGCAGGATCCTTAACAATAAGAATATTAGCAATATAAGTTAATTTACGTTTCTGTTTACGAGCAGCTTCTTTATTAGCCTCGGAACCAGAATTCCATAGTTCAGTGTTATATTCAGAAACAGGATCGGCTTTACCTAGCGTGGTCAAAGAATTTTCAATATACCATTTACCAGTAGGACCCTGAAACCCATGATTCCAAATACGAACCCAAGGAAGTTCTTCTCCTTTGGGTGGGGCTAGAAAACGAATGACTGCATAGCCATTGCCCGCCTTGTCAACCTCGGGTTGCCAGAAGCGTTCGTCAGCTCCTCTTGATTCTCCTTGGGGATTTGCGATTTTTTCGACTTCTTTCATTAGCTTGTCGAAACCGCCGCGAGATTTTCTTAGATCAGAAAGTGATTGAAATGCCATAATAGTACTCCTTGTATAAGCGTTGTATGAACGGTGTATTAACGTCGTTTGATTTTTGTATCTGCTGCATATACATAATCTAGATCGTCATCATCCTCGACGACAATGGTCTTGGATGATGCAATATTATATATAAGTTTTCTGTGCTTGTCTAGCACATTTTTTTGCCTAACTGTTTTAATTCTCTTCTCTCTATCCAAATCGAGATTTTTCTTCTTAACTGTCATATTTAAATGATATTCTCCAGTGATAATTATACTTCATCCTCGCCGTCTTTCGACGATACCACGATGTAGGGCCAGGATGCTACTCTTTTAGTAATTTCAGATTGACTGTATGCTAACTTCATAAGATATCTCTGCGTATCTCTTAACGAATCTATACAATGTCCTAAAAGCTCTTTTGTTGTATACAATTCTTTTTCCAGATCTTTAATCTTTTGCGTGTTTAGATCCAGTTCCATATCTTCGTCCGAATATGTCATTGTACCTTTCTTTTTCAATTTTTATAAATGGTTTGTACTTTTTAATCAGTCTAGATACGTCGGGCCAAACTAAATCCGCAGACAACTTAGAATCAAAATATTCGACAAACGGAAATACTTTTTCTATAATAGTAAGAGTTTCTAGGGAAACAGTTTTTCTCAAGTACGCTCTCAATATATATGGATGGTTTGCTTTCGTAATTTTAAAAGAATCTTCTAAACTTAAGTTTTGTTCTTCTAGTTCTAAAATTAAATTGTCCAATTCATTAGTAAAAATATAGGAAAGGCTTTCCATTTTGCCCTTCCATTCTAAATACGTTTTACCCGCATCAGCATCGAATATGCCACCCCATCTATTTCCGGATACGAAGTTAGATACTAAAAAATGTGCTACTTCCTCATCGGTATAAGTTTTAGCTATTTTTTTAATTGAGAACAAATCTTTTCTTTTCTCAAACGCTTGTCTACTAGCTTTTACCTTACCATTTCTTTTGGTAATATCATAATTGTCAGTTGTAAAATGTAGCTTTAAAGCAATGTACATTTTATAGACAGAAAAATCATCCATGTTCACAGTGGTAACTTACCTCTAGGTTTCATAAAGTTATTTTCCTCAGCTTCATTCTGTATTTTATCTTTTAACGATTGATTAATTAATTTGGATATGGATTCTATTTCTATATCTATTTCTTCGCAGTATTGTATCACCGCATCCATATAACCTATTTTTTCTCGTAATACCTTTTCTTCAATGTATAGTGAAAATTCGTTAGGAGATCTAAATTTCTTTGTAATAATTAAGCTATCTGTTAAGATGTATTCTATTGCCTTATCCATGATTCTCCGGAAATAATACTTCATCCATAAATTTTGCGAAAACTTCTTTATCTACCCCAAACGTTTCCATCATGGCAGGAGTATGAGGATTCAATTTTTGGTTTTTACAATAATGATTTTGTCGATGAACAAAATCTGCTCCTTCTACTTTTGTTCCTATATTATAAAGATAATAATCTAAGTTGTCAAGTACCATCTGTTCTAGTTGATCAAATTCTTCACTAGTTTGAATGTTGCCGGCAGCTACCATTTGCGGACTAAAAATTTTTCTAGCCCATTCGGGTAGGTCTCTTGGTTTAGACCATTTAACATTCGTCATGGTGCCCTGAAACCAATCATATACTCTTGAATTTCCGACAAAGGAAAAATCGTGAAAGGCTCCGGTTATTTTATTTTTACCGCAGACAATATCAAATCCAAATATTGGATCGGGAGAATTACGATGAGGATAGATACACATATGCATGACCCACATCTTTTTAGTTTCAGATGCGTCTACGATTTCTATGTGCGCACGTTTAAAATTTTCAGACTTCCATAAGAAGTTTTTCCAGGTAAAATTATCTACATGTATTTCATACTCTGGATTTATAGTTTCTTTCTCATAATTAGCAAAACGAGAAATAATTTTCTCAGACAAAGATCTAGCTCTGGGCCAAGCTTGAAATTCTTCAGTCATTGTATTCCTTAATCATTTCTATATTAAAGTCAAACGCTCTATTAGCTTCATCCGCCATAGAAACATCTAACTTAGATCTGATTTTGCCTATTAACGAAGGTATATCCTCAAACTTAAACATATTATTTGGACCAGGTAACAATTTAGCTAAAGCCTGTCCTCCGAATAAATCGCCAGTATGACGAACGTAGATATGTGCCATTAACCTATGTTTATCGCTGCGTATGTTTTCAAGATAGTCTAGATAATCTATAGTGGAGTTTCTTAAATTATCAGTATCCACTCTATTTTCAGTTAAGGCGGCATAATCCAATGTGATGCCCTTGGTTCTTTTCAAATCCGGCATGTCCTCAAATATGCCAAGTTCATCTCCATATTGTTCTAATCTGGAATAAAGCACTCTTAATTGATACAAATAATCAATATACTTATTCGTATCAACTTGTCCTTTAAAAATAGATTTAATAAAGGATTGTGATTCTGCTTCTTGATGTTTTTGCCAAGTCAGTTCTTTTAATGTACTCATAGTTACATATTATGTCTTGTGTTTGATGGAAATGCCAAATAAGGCCTACGGTCAAATCTATAGTCTCTGTACTTACCTAATGCGTCTACATAATGTACAAATACTTGTGTTTGTCTATTGCCTTTATATTCGTCTCTCCAATGAGGTAGAACATCGCCCTTATAAACAATCATGTCGCCAGGTTCTAGATATAATGCTTTATGCTTACCCTCTAAAGTCTCAAACCAAATTTCCCATGGTTCAGGATTATTTGATATACAAACGGTTGCAGAATATTCGCAGCTTGGTCTATCGGTATGTCTTGCCATATCTGAACCTGCATAGTATATTCTCATATAGCTATAAGTAGGATATAGAGTTTTACCGGTAACTTCTTCAATCTTTGGTTGAAGATATTGACCCAATGTTTCTGTACAAAAGGAACCATAATAAGGAAAAGAATTTTTACATTGATCATCTTGAAAAAAGGTAACGTCTTTTTCATCTGCACCTGCGTGCATGTAATTTACCTTTTTCATTAATTCTAATTCTGTATCAATGAAAACACATAATTCTTTAGGCAATGCTTTCTTTACTACTTGATATAAATTTTTTTCAAACGACATAATTGATCTCCAAAGGTTCGGAGTGTTTTGGTAATAAGGTACACTCCGATAAAACCTCATCTAACAGATCAAGCTGCTAGAGCGTAGTACTCGTCATTTGCGATTACTTTATTTGCTTCTTCGGTCAGGTAGTCCCAGCCCTACGGCTTTCACATTGCCGTGTTGTCTGTATCCTTACTCATTGCCCTGTCGAAACCATGTCTGGCCCATCAAAAGCATTCTTACTATCCATGCCTTCACGGTAATTACTCCGAGGTCTCACTTCATCTAGTCGGCGTCCCGTTTAGAATGCTTTTGGTGGACCAGGCGGGAGTCGAACCCGCGTCCAGAACACCTTTCATTCAACTTCATACAACAATTCTTTTAACTGTGGCAGATTAGACATAACGGTCTATAAAAATTCCGCGCACAGTACTTTTTGCTAATATTCTTTGTTCTTTTATTGACTCGTAGAACACATAGTTTCTTATCCACTCCGTATCTTTTTCATAATTATAATTTCTTAATAATCTATGAGATTCTTGCAATGCCAATAGTTTACTTTGTTCTTCCCAATTAACTTCTCTATTCTTTTCTGCATGCCATCTTTGAACTTGGTCATTTCTTATTGACCATTGCGATAGTTCATGTAACAAGGCAGATGATACTTTAGGAATTACCATTTTTTTATTGTATTAAAACTCTATAAAGCCCCGCAGCATCTATAATAGCATAAAGGGAACAACTAAGTATTCCAACAGTATACTTTCTAGTATACGAAGTCCATATTCCAAATAAACAAGCTATTATCCAAATTGGATAACATATTAACCAGGGTACATTTGGCACAGTCATGGTTAATAAAATAGTATTAATTACAACTGCGAACCAGCAAACTGATTCTACAATAAATCTTAAAGGAAAGCTCTTATAATCTTCTTTAAGAAAGATATAAGCATCTTCTATATTTATTTTAGATGTTATAAAGCGTTTTATATTCTGCACGAAGTTTAATAAAATCGGCAATCCATTCATTTCTTTTCTCCGGAAAAACCAGTACACCATGCTCATCTGTAGAAATTAATATGAGAATATTCGGTACTGGTATCCCTGTCATTTCCTCATAGGCTACTGCATACGCAGAGCATTGCATAAAATAATCATGTATATCATCTCTAGTTTTGTTTCTTCTAGACGTTTTAAAATCTATTACTGCAAGTTTACCATTGTATTCTGCAATACAATCAACCGTACCCGCCACCTCTAAATGATGAGAGAATACAGGCTGTTCTAAAACGTGTATATTGTCTATTCTATCTAAATATTCTTTTAGCTCATTCCAATTATGATGATCTACTAAATTAGGCTGCACAACTTCATTACTCAAATATTTTTCGCACAGTGTATGAATTCTAGTTCCTCTTCTTGCAGCAGCGGAACTTATTTTATTTGCCTCTTCATTACCTACACGTTTTCTCCATTCTAAAATTACATCCTTTTTTAATAGCCCGGTGACTGTAGTTACGGAAGGATATCTTTCTCCCGTAGGAGTTTCGTAAGTCCTAACCCCATTCGGTTGAGTAACTCTTTGTAGTTTTGGTAAAGGTGTTTGGTCAATGTGTAAAAACATAATACAATTATAATATAGATCTGCTGAAAAGTCTATAGAAAAGTTTATCTATTCTTAGCACCACTGTAGATTAATCACCAAAGGTGATCCCTTTTTCTTCTAATAAATTTAAATTACTATTCGTGCCATTCGTAGTCATTTCTAAAATTTTCGGGGGAGGAAGATTTTTAGGGTAAAATTTTTGATTAATTTCAATTTTTAGCGGATCAGGATTCCCCTCAATAAACTGCATTTGCTCTGGTAAAAGCCCTGCGCCTTTTAAAGCACTTAAGGTATACGGATTCGACATAGCATTTCGTACTCGCATTGGCGATGGTCGACCCGTTGCAACTATCTCAGCATAAATTTCGCGTCCTATCATTACAGTGAACTCATTAGCAGCATTTAATTCAAACATTTCTTCATCGGTAAAAAAAGTTCCATCCTCGTGTTTAGCTCTAGTAGGTTCTACAATTTCATATAATTCTGAAAGTATTTTTTCAAGAATTTTAATTTCTTGTTCAGTTAATTTAAATGCTTCTTTCTCAGTTTCTAACCAGGATTCCATCTCAAGTATTTCCGATTCTAAATTTAGAATTACATGTAATAGACCACCATTTTCTTTAAGATATTTTAGTTCTTCTATTTTTGCTCTTTGTTTTAGATTAGATACTTCTTTTAGCGCGTATGCTCGTTTTCTTCCCTCAAGAAAATTCTTAAGCTGTTTAATTTTTTCCCATGGAGTATGTCCATCGACTTGATAACGATAATTAAATTCTGTATTCAATTTAGCGGGCATTATATTTTCCTTTTCATAAAAATTTAGCCATAGGATACTCCCCCTGGCCATGAACGTCTTGTTTTTCCGGATGCAATATCTCCAGAAACTGCTCCTGTATTTGATATAGTATTATACACTGACAAAGGATCAAACCCACCTCCGGCTGCCCCAAACGCATACATACCTCTATCACCATTAAAAGTTATTCCCGCAGGAGTTCTTCTAGGAGAGCCTGCCCCAGTTATATCCCCAGAAATAGATCCAGTATTAGTAACTCTATTAATTGTATTAACGATAGTAGCCATCGTATTTCCATACGCAAAAACACAATTGCCATTACCGTATTCAGTGGCAGTAACAAAGTCCCGAATAGATCCTGAGGTACCTACGTTACCACCAATAACACCCGTATTAGTAACATAATTGGCAGTATTAATTACTAGAGGAGCTGTACCCGCTCTAACATTTTGATATCCAAATATGTACACACCTCTATCGCCGCCATACCCCGCGCCGCTGCTATTTTGCCTTTGTGTGCCTACGAGAGAAACATCAGAAGCAAGAATACCCGTGTTTGATACTTGATTAGATACCGTTGCATATGTGGAAGAGAACCAACCATACGCAAAAATTGATCTATCTGTCCCATATGGGCACCCAGAATGGTATTTTCTAACAGAACCAACAGTAGAAGTATCTGAACTTAGAACACCTGTATCGGATAGTAAATTAGTCATATTGAAAGCGCCCGTCCCCGAACTAGTTCCACCAAAAAAGATTCCTCTAGTAGTACCGTATTCGCTTCCTCCAGCATGAAATCTTGCAGTGCCAACACCGCTAGTTTCAGAACCAAAAACGCCAGTATTCAGTACTCTTAGCATATTATTCACCATGCTATAGCCGCCACTGATACTATTTCCAAACCCAATCATTGCGGAAAAACTTCTACTAAAGCTAGATTTATTCCAAAGATCAGATAATCGTATTGTTCCGCTAGCTTTACCCGCAAGAGTTCTTACGGCGCTTTCATTTAAGCTAACTGAGGACGTGGCAGATCTACCTAACTCAACACCGACGTGGTTAGCTAAATCAATTCTTACTGGGGAAGCGGGTGACCCAGCAGGTGTTGGCATTTTATTTACTCCTCTTATTATCTATTCTTAAGACATCTGCGGGTATATTTAAATCTTGTAAATAGTTAGTCATAGTTTTTTCCGTCAAATCCTGCAGTAAATGTCTTTTGGATGCAGGCAGTGTAGCAAATTCTTTTTCAAAATTAAGTAAAGAATTTATATCATGCTCAATATTAAATAGTGATTCAGAATGACTTGAAATACCCATCAATGCTCTTTTGCTTGTTTCGAGAAAATGCCTTTTTTCTCCTAATTCAAATTCTTGTCTAGTATATTTAGGCAAAACCTTAAAATGTTTATATAAAACGTTTAATTCCACAATAGCATCATTTAAAAGTTTTTCAAAAAAAGGTCGATTAATTTCTTTTAATTTTAAATCAAGCTTAATTTTTCTTTTTTCAAAATTGCTGACAGTTGGATCCTCTAAAGTTTGTAACATTTGTTCTTCTTCAATTTTAGACTTTTCCATATCAATTATAGATTCCTGCACCGCTATAAGTTTTTTATACATACGAAGCCCCAACGCCCTATAGGCTCTTTCGGGTGTAATTTGTGCGGCTAAAACAAAATGTTCTGTTTGAAATTCTGAATTTTCAAATGGGATATCATAAAAGGCATTTTGTATTTCTTTTAGTACATTTTCTACATTATCTGTTTGAACTGTTAATTCACTTTTTGATTTCATAAAATTCCTTAGGGGTTGTTACTATAATCTTGAAAAGACGCCATATATTCTTTAGCTATAACTAATGCAGCAGAAGGATTTATCTGCGTTTCTGTAGCAAACTCTATACCATCTATTTCTCGTAATTGCGCCCTGAGTCGGGAATTGGTAGAAGACCGATTATATCCTCCACAAACATATCCCCTTGTGCTAGAATTTAATCCTGCTGCAGACGATCTAGCTACCGCCAATCCTGCTGCAGGATTAATCAGAGTTTCTGTGGCAAACGATATACCATCTATTTCTGAATAAACCGTTATGTCTCTTTGATTAAAACCTCCACCGCACCAGTATCCGTTTGTACTAGAATTGACGCCTGCAACTTCCCACCTAGTGGTAGCTAACCCCATGGCCGGGTTAACAGATGTGCGATTACTAAAAATAATTCCATCTACTTCATTAAAAGTTGTCCCATATCCCGCGCCAAAGTCATTTCCTCCGGCATAATAACCTTTAGATGCAGATGAAACACCCTCTAATTTGTATCTAGTTCTAACTGAGGCAGACGTGGATAAACTAGTTTCTGTAGGAAAGTCTAATCCATCAACTAGGCTGCTTGTTACTCGACTAAAATTGCACCCCCCTGCCCAAAATCCTTGTGTTTCGGAATTTGTGGCGCCATATGCACCCCTGGCACCTGAAGTGGCGGAAGATGTAAATAATGTTTGAGTTGCAAATACTAAACCATCAACACCTGTAGTTAAACTCTGAGCTGCATCAAATCCTGTACCTTGGTATCCCGAAAATCTTGCTGCAGCATAACCTTTAGTTCTCGAATTCGCTCCGCTAGAATGTCTACCTGTTCTCAATTGTGCAGCAGGATCAATAGTGGTTTCTGTAGGAAAATCTAATCCATCTAAATTATTCCCTGGAGCTGTAAAACTAGAATCAGTATTTGTAATAAATCCTTTCGTCACTGTGAAGGATTTACTCCACAAATCAGATAATCGTATTGTTCCGCTAGCTTTACCCGCAAGAGCTCTTACCGCAGACTCGCCTAACGAAATTGTGGCAGTAGCAGATCTACCCACCTCGACACCGACGTGACGAGCTAGATCTATTCGTAGTGGATTCGAGGGTGTACCGGCAGGTGTTGGCATACTATTTAAACGTATCTATCTAATTTTGGTGGTTTCCAACCTTCAGGTTTTAAAATTTTGCCATCTTCTCTACGCAAAACCTTTCCTGTGTCTTTATCGATTTTTGAAAGATTACTGTCGGCAACTTCTTGCCAAGCTCCTCTAATATCAAAACCTTTCATATGGCAATAACCTAATATAACCCAGATCATGTCCATACAAGCATCTAATTGCTCCACATTATTTCCATCTTCTACGGCATCTAGAAATTCCTTATACTCTTCTTTTATTAATTCATAATATAAATCTATGTTTTCGTCCGTGGGCTTTTGGTCGCATGCGTTTAAGAATAATTTTACGTCTAAGGGCATTGTCATAATTCACCTCATAAAACTATATTTATAGGCTCTAGGGAAAATGGGGCACTAAGCCCCATTTTTAATTCATTTCATAAGTGGTTTCATATTGTAATCTCGCTAATATATATTCCTTAACTAAAGACGATCTTACAATATCCTCAATGCCAAATTCAAAGGTTTTGAAGCTTGGCATCATATCTGCGATTCGCATAAACTTTTTAAGACCAGACGTATCTGTTTTTCTGTATAAATCCGTCTGTCTAAAGTCCCCGCAAAATATAATTTTTGATCTTTCTCCTACTCTGGTGATGATTGAATTAAGTTCCATGTCTGTCATGTTCTGACATTCATCGACGATTATTATGGAATTGTCTAGCGTAATTCCGCGAACAAAAGAGGTAATTAGAAATTGTATTACTTTTTGCTCTGTTAATCTTTGATACGCATCTGGTCTACTAAAAAGATCAGAACATATCTCTACGTAAGGTTCCGTATATACTTCAGTTTTTTCCTTTTCATCTCCTGGTAAATGTCCTATATCTCTGCTGGGCACTGCAGATCTTACTATTACTACTTTTTCATATTTGTTACTTCTATCTAAAACCTCCTCTAGTGCATGGTATAACGCAATGTACGTTTTCCCCGTACCAGCAACACCATGAAGTAACATTATTTTAGAATTATCATACGCATCGAAAACTGCTTTTTGATTCTCCGTTAATGGCTGTATTGTTCTTAAATCATCTATTCTTATTTTCAACTTAGTATTTGCTATAGTCAGCTGAGGTTTTTGAACAGATTGTGCTAGATTTGTTTTTGCCTTTGCCATGTATGCCCTCGTAAAATGGAACGAAAGGAGGACTAGTGCTAATAGACCTCCCGCATGAATAATACAAATGTGTAATTCATTTAGTTTCTACTCAACTTATCCTTAAGATTTGCCTGCCTTCCATTGGCAGAGTTTATTCTAGATAGGACTTCTCGAAAGCCATTATCTACGGATCTGACTCCTAATCTTACAGCATCTCCTAGTGGGGCCATGCCGACATGATGTGCTTGGTAGTTTTTTGAACCGCATGATGGGCAAGCCTGCGATTCCCTTTCGGATATTTTACACATGACATCAAACACGGTGTCACACTCGGAACATTTAAAATCGTACAATGGCATAATGAACTCCTATACATTATATATTACATGAGATGTCTTTAAACTATTTCTACTAGATTGTTTTTGAAGGTTTTCCAACAATTTTCCCAATCCCACTTTTTACTTTTTTCCTGAACCAGCTCTCGATTCAAATATAAGCATCTTTCTATAGCTAATTCTAAATCGTCGTGCATAGTACCGGTTTCAGGCTCTATAATATCTATTGGCCCAGGCACCGGATATGCTGCTACGGGAGTACCTAAGCTCATGGCTTCTATTATAACCAATCCAAATGTATCTACTTTACTAGGAAAAGCTAATACGTCAGCTATGTGATACCAATTGGCTAGTTCCGATCCTGTCCGATAGCCAACGAACTGAACATTAGTATATTTAGATTCTAAAGTTTTTCTATGCGGTCCGTCGCCAACAATTACAACTTTATATTTATGCTGAAGTTCGCAAACTTTTTCTATGTCCTTCTCTTTACTTACTCTACCAACATATAAAATCATTGGTGGTTCATTTCTATTTCTTTTTTTCGTAGGAACTAAAGTATTTCTATCAACACCTCGAGTCCAAGATTTTACTGGTCCAAAAAATCCTCTTTTGTGTAATTCTTTTACCATTGTTGAGGTATTTGTCAATACTATACCTGAATGTTTATGAAACCATCTTAAGTATGACCAAGTTATATTTTCTGGAACTTTATAAATTTGATTTAAGAATTCAGGAAATTTAGTGTGGTAACTAGTATTGTAACGATAGCCGCGTTTGTCAAGATAAAATCTAGCAAACAGACCAATAGGACCTTCCGTGGCGATGTGTATATAATCCGGAGCCATCTCCTCAATCTTCTTGCCGATCTGCCAAGGAAGGCTAAGTTTAACTTCAGGGTAGCCTGGGCAACTAAAATGTAAGAACTGCCTGGGATCAAGGTATAGAATGCTATACCCGCCCAGAATAGCGTGTGTCTCAATATTCTTAAAAGTTGTGACCACGCCATTAATTTGCTCCGGTAGATTATCGGTAATGATTAGAATTTTCTTATGCATCGACCCTCCACCTTAAAACTATCAAACTTTAACCAATAAGACATAGTTTTTAAAGTTTGTTCACACGCGGCTTGTTCTGAAAATTCTAAAGTTACTTTACCCGGAATGTCTTTTGGATCGGTTATGTGTACTGCTATCAATATCATCAACCACATTGTCGCTCTCCTGAGTCCATGTTACTATTTCCCATCGACCATCGTGATGCTCAACTAATGCAGTCATGCTTTCAACCCAATCACCATCATTCATGTAGGTCACACCATCTATTTCTTTTATTTCTGCGTGATGTATATGCCCGCATATTACACCATCAAAGCCTCGCTTCTTACAATATCCTGCTAAATTTTTTTCAAACTGAAACATAAAGTCTACTGCTTTTTTTACTTTGTGCTTAAGAAAACGGCTAAGGCTAAAATACCCAATACCAATTCTATGTAAGAACCAATTAAATTTACTATTAACTGATAAGATGAAATCATATGCTTTGTCTCCTAAAAATGATAACCACGGTGCTAGTCTAGTGATGCCATCAAATAAATCACCATGTACTACTAAATAATGTTTTCCATCTGCACCGATATGCTCAATTTGGTTATACATTTCCACCATACCAAAATTTAAGTTGTATTGCAGAAATGGTCTTAAAAATTCATCGTGATTGCCTAAAACATATACAATTCTTGTATCACGTTTAGCGTGTCCCAATATTCTACGTACAACATTGGTATGACTTTGTTTCCAACGCCACTTGTTTTGTTTTATCTTCCAGGCATCTATAATATCGCCAACTAGATAAAGTGTATTGCAGGTATTGTGCTTAAGAAAATTATTTAATGCTTCAGCCTTGCAATCTTTCGTTCCAAGGTGAATGTCTGAGATGAAAATGCTGCGGTATGTTTTGTGCATAATAGGTCTGGTTACGAGTTCCAGAGTCGTTCTATCGACACGACCGATTTATTCTATTATATATTTGGCAACAAAACTGTAATCTATTGAATGGAATCTAAAATATTTTCTAAGGAATCTGGGAAAGTATATTTAGGAGCCCATCCTAAAGCATTGCCTATGGCATTTATACTTGGAACTCTGCTGGTTACATCTTGATACCCCGAACCAAAAAAGTCTCCGCTGGATTTAACTTTAACATCTACATTTTCTACAATGCCTCTGTTTTTCAATCTATCAATTAAAAGAACAGCAACATCTCGTACAGATAAATTGTTCCATGGATTACCAACATTAAAGATTTTTCCATTTGCCGCTTCTTCATTTAGCAAAATTAATTTAAGTGCTTCTACACCATCTCTAACATCAGTGAAGCATCTCTTTTGATGTCCGCCATCTACTAAAGTAACTTCTCCTCTTTGTAATGAATCTCCGATAAGCTGAGTAATTAATCTTGAAGATCCCTCAGACGTAGACTCCAAAGAATCTAAATAGGGACCTACCCAATTGAAGGGGCGGAACAAAGTAAATCTAAATGCCTTTTCCTGATTCATTGCGAAAATGACTCTATCCAACAACTGCTTGGAACAAGCATAAATCCAACGTGAATATTTGATAGGACCATAAACTAGATCAGAACTGTCCTCATCGAAAGGCGCGGTGCTCTTACCATATACCTCGGAGGTGGAAGGGAAAATAATTCGTTTGTTCAAAGCATGTGCTAGCTTAATTACTCGAAGGTTTTCTTCAAAGTCTAGTTGAAAAACTCTTAGAGGTTGCTCTACATAAAGTTTAGGAGTAGCAATTGCCACCAATGGCATAATGACATCCGATTCATGAATTAGTGAATCTATAAGATCACGATCCTTCATAATATCAGCTTTGTGAAAAGTAAATCTAGAATCCTCTGGCAACATACCAACTCTTGCCGTGTTTAGATCTACACCTGTGATTTCCCATTCTTTAAATTTTTCATCTTTAAGAATAGAATTAGTTAAGTGATAACCAATAAAGCCATCAACTCCCAATATTAAAAGTTTCATTATAGCCTCTCTAAACGTAAATTGTCAGTGTTTAATATAATATCTTTTAGTTGTGCAGTAATACAATCCTCATTCTCAAACGAAGAGTAGGCATCTACACCATGATTACTTTTTATGTGAATAGAATTTGTCAATCCAAAGTTTAGCACAATGGTTTCGTCTTTCGTTGTTATTATGGTTTTTAAATCTCTAGATTCACCGAAACTTATTCTAAAATTTGAAATACCATCTATAATATAACTACCCGGATTAGATGTGTAAAACTGATTATCAGTATTTTTAATATAATTGTCTATGGATATTATATGAGGAATCCACTCAGAAATCAATCCCTTATCTATAGTCCAATCGTGTAAAATACTAATCAAATTATTTTTGAAAGGTTCTAAAATCTCAAAAATTTTTGAATATCTGTACTGACTTAGAATATAGATAGGAACACCTTTGAAAGCGGACCAATCCTTGGCCGCTTTCTTTTCTTCAGATGAATTAAATCCTTTTTCTACAAAAATAATCTTAGGATTAAATTTCTTAGAATGGATAACATCCGAAAGATGGTCCTTCGTTGCGGAAGCTATAAAGACAGGTATGTTTTGAAAATCTGTAGGAGCAGTTTCTCTAGTAAAATCTGAGACTAAAGAATTATTTCCTATTCGTACAGAATTAAAACCAAATGTCTTAAGCTTAATTTTTAATAACTGAGACCACTTACCCGTTCCATAAACTATTGCATGCAAATAACTTCTCCAGTGTGTCCACGCTCAACAAGTTTCTTTTTGATGTCATCATATACGTTCCATGCTGTAACTAGAATAAGTGCATCCTTATCTAAGTGCTCTGGTTTGGTAATCATGATATTAGTGCCAGGGAAATAGCAACCTTGTTTTAATTCATTGTCATCGACTACACCAATTAGATTTTCATTAACTAAATCTAGTGTGTAAAGTGCGGTTACTGCTTTAGCTGCAGCACCATACGCAATGAATTTTCTATTTCCTAGAAGTTCTCTCATCCTAGTTTGTCTTGCCGCGATCAAATCTACAATTTGTTCGAGAGAATTATCTGTTATTTCTGTTTTAGTAAGCTGAAACTCCCCGGATTTCTTTCTAGCATAAATTCTAAAACTAACGCCGTGAGTAGTTATAGGTTGAACATCCTCGACAATCAGTCCATGCTTTTGACATAGTGTAGCAAAAGAGTATGGGGTGTAGTAATCTATATGTTCGTGATACACATTATCCAAATAATTGCCTGAAGTGATGCCATCTCTGTGTCCGCATTCTGCAACAAGTAATCCATTTGGCTTCAATGCCATTACGATGCCATCCATTACATCGTGCATATCTGGAATGTGAGCAAGTACATTATTTGCACAAACAACATCAAAATATTCTCGCCATTCGTTATTGTCTACCATCTTCGTACTAAAGAAGTCTGTATAAACAGGAATTCGATCGTCGAGATGATCTGCTCTTAAATATTCTGAAGGTTCAACTCCATAAACAATCCAATTTTTAGCTTTAAATTGTTTTAATAGATAACCGTCGTTGCTTCCAATTTCGAGAACTGCTCCGGACTCTCCATGTATTGTAGCAACAGTCTCAGCATATTCTTCGAAGTGTTTTCTAAAAGACTGAGACACCCCTGACTTATACCTATAAGATGAAAAGACTCCGTTAGGCTCTGGTGCGGATACTAATTGCAGATGTCCGCAGTTAGAACAATAATTAAGATCTAAAGGAAACTTATCATAATTAGGTTCATAAAAAAGAGCATTGGCAACAGGAGAATCTGGTAATGATAACCAAGGTTGTAAGTTATCATTACCGCAGCATCGACAAGAATTATACGTTTTCATACTGTTCGTGCAGAGGAGTTATCTTAACAATATCTTCATCATAGGTATTTGCATCTCGTTGATGCTCAGATACAACTACCATAATTGAATCATCGGTAAAAACCATTTCGTGATCAATTAATGGACCTGTTTTAAATAGATCACCCGGCACAAATTGTTCTTTGTGGATTTTAGTTTCTCCATGATTACGCCAATAGTAATCCATGGTACCTGTTACTAAATAACAAGTATGAGTATCTGTCTTATGGTAATGATTAGCGCGCAAGGCACCTTTCTTAGACCAAATCATTTGAACATTCGCAAGATCATGAACTATAGGTAGGATTTTACCGCGATGATCTTCAAACCCTTGTTCTAAGGGTAGTTTATGAGTTTCCATAATTTCCTTTCAAGTAGTTACATACCAAACAGGCACGTTTCGTTTTTTCCAAGAAGCTAAGTGTTGCTTATCTCCTATGTAATAATTCTTGTACGATAAAATACTATCATCCGGTACCTTATATTTATCAGGCATAGCAGGAGTAGGTTCCCAGAAATTTCCGACAGGTATATTGTTCGGGGGAATTGAGAAATAGTTATTCATTCTCTCCGCAGAATGAATTCTACCATATCTGTAAGTATATTCTTCTAAAAGATTTACCCACAAATCATATAACCAAAGATAATTTGTTTTGTTGTCTCTTACCCAAATGCCGGATGGATGATTGATGTGACTGGCCTTCCATAAGATAGGTTCTCTCTCATCGGACAAAAGCCATCGCTTAATGTTTCTACCATTTGCAGTTTTGGCATAGTATTCTGTGCCATCTAGAACTCGGTGAGCAGTAGACATCAACTGCCCATATTCTAAGATCATTTTAACTACGTGTTTGTCGTTATGTAGTTTTGCACATTCCACAGGATCATGATGTAAATAAAATATGTTCATGCTGGCTCAATAGATTTTAATATTTTAGTAATAACTTGTCTAGTTTTTGCTGAAAATAAATTGGAGGACTTTGCCTCGGTTAAACAATGTATAATATCATATGGGTCATATTGTTCAAGATTTAAGTCTGTGACTCTGTCTCGAAAATTACCAAAGACATTCATAGCTGAAATTGTAATGAATATCTCTTCCTCATTATACAAAGATATCTTATACCCGTTTATCCAACGAGTGTACTTGTCCGGAAATGTATAAATTGTAGCTGTCATATCTCAGTCTCCCGAGATATTTATAGATTTTATTGTTCATAGGCTTGCACCACAACTCTAATTTTGTCATCTGGTGCTATGTAACATCTTGCAGCAACAGTGGTTGTATT